CCATTGGCCGTTACTCGGGAGTGTATCGATTTCATACCATACTTCTTTCATATTTCCTCCTTATTTGTGTACTACCTCGCGAACTACCACTAATTCTAATTGATATCTCACTAGATCAGCTGTACCAGTTCCTTGATAAGAGAGTTCTCCGTTTGGAAATACAAAATAGCTCCTTTGCCAAACTGGAGTCTTCTTATCATAATCCCATCGAGTTAAGATCACTTTCCGTTGGATAGCTGAAAGTGGTTTCATAGCTCTCATAGGTGATGGAGGTATACTCCAATCTATCCATCGTTGAAACATCTTGGAAAATCTATATTTCGCATCATCATAGAAACTAATATTTAGACTTTTCTGCATCCCACGTTCCGATGGATAACGGTAAAACAAATGACCCATGTTTATCTGGTTGTCTGTAGCAGCAGCTATCCGCTCTTCTATTGTTTCTATAGGAACTATGACTTCCATACTATTAGGATCTCCGAGTAGAGCTCCAAGATCTGTTACGCCACCAAAAGCTGGATCACGAAACTTACTATCAATTAATTGTAGCGTCCAGAGCGTGCTAATAGCCCAATCAATAGGTGCATCAATAAAGCTGAGATAGTCTGTGAGTTTCATAATTTTTCAGTTTTGATCTCAAAATAATCATATGAGAAGGTCATATTTAACATAAAAGGCTCTCCAGTCTTCTGTGAGTTCAATTCCGGTAAATTCATACCAGTTGGAAAGACTCCATACATCTTGAAAGTAAGCGGAACTTTAACGTTTACATCTGGATTTGGTTGACTTCTATTCACTGGACTGATCTTAGCAGCGTGAGTATGTAATGAGATATCTATATTTGCTTTATACGCATTCTGTCTAGCTGATTCTGAAGAAACTCGTCGTTGACGACGATAATCGTGAATCGCTTGAAACCACTCACGAACTGCTATAATCGATCTTACGTTTTGATCCTCAAAGAGTGTGATAGATAACTCTCCAGAATATTGTGCTTCTAACGGTATCCGTACTCTATATCCGTTTAAGTTTATCTCCTGTGTCTGGATCTGTAAATTCGGAAGAGATATCGAATTAGTCATGAAACTAAAAATATATGGACTATTTTGAGGCTTGTCAGACCAATATGGATGATCTTTCAATATGTATGGAGCTTTTATGATACCTACTAACCAATCTGTAGTTTGTAATATGTCTTGTATTTGACCTACTTGTCTTAAGAGTGGTTTTATCTTAGCCATAGCTAGTCCTATTTCGCAAAATAATAGTCATAAGACCAGGTTACATTTATTCTAAATATATCAGCTCCTTTGTCTCCGACTAATTGTCCAAAATCTACATTAATGGGAAATACACCGTAGATATTATACTCTAAAACAGGATTTTGTTGCCTGTTATACATGATAATCCTCAGGTCTGCTTTAATGCTAGAAGTCTGGTAATCATCACTAGAGCTTCCAGCCCAAGAAGTCTGAGCGACTACTTCTCTCCAAGCCTCTAATAACTTAAAAACTGGCTTATCTATAGTTTCTAAGAATATAGTGGTTAATGATCTCGGGGTATCCCAGATACTTGGAAGTTGGAAAATATAGCCACGATGTAAGACTTGCACTGGAGATACCTCCCACTTGGGGAGGTCTACAGAGATCAATCTAATAAGACTCTTATCTGCTAAAGGTTTAAGCTGACTCAATCCTGAGTCAAGTGCTATGGGCCAACGCATGACTTCGAGAGTCCAGTCGTTAGTGTGGAGTACTTGATCCAGATTTTGAGTCAGCTCTTGTAACTTAGGTTTCAATGCTACCCCCATCGAGCTACAGTTTCTTATTGGTGAACCAGTCAAAGTTTAGTGTAGCAGAAGGTCTTACGATATCTGCTCCTTTATCTCCAGATAACTGACCACCGAGATCTACCGACTGTACCCAAACACCGTAGATCATATATTCCCATTTAGGATTTAATTGACGATCTAAGAGCAGCATCTGAATGTCGCCTTTTAACTGAGTCCAAGCAGGATTACCTTTAGAACCAGTATTTGTAGCATAAATCGCTTCAGACCATGCTCTGAAAAATTCCAAGACTACGGCATCTGTAGTCTCGTGGAGCTGAAGTGTAATCGTCGAGTCAAACTCTTTATCTCCAGGAATATAGAAGCGATGTCCACGAATATCCACTTGGATAGGATTAATATTCCACCTTGGCAAGTCTACGGTATAAGCTCTGATATTCAGATTTTGTGGTAGAGATCCAGTTGCAAATCCCGAAGGAAGTCTAGTGAAATTGATATTCCAGTCATTCAGGTGAAATACACTATCAAGCTGGACTAACTGATTAAGTAACGGTTTAGGCATAATCTTTAACCTCTAACTAGATCAAAACTTACTCCAGTCGGTGCAATAACTGTCCGGAAATGGATATACTCGATCGCTTTCACAGGTTTGACATAGAGATCTACATTCAAGCGATAGTTGTCTATGTCTACTGCACTATTGTTGCTATCATCACAGACTACTAAGAAATCATAGACACCATTTCTGGATTGAATATTGGACATATACCCTTCGATCATAGCCTGGATCAGAGAGCGGGTAGCAGCAGTGTTCTGCTCGAAGAGGTAACCTTCCAGTGATTCAGCGATAGCATTCTCGATAGTGATTAGCAATAACCTCACATTCAACCGGTCAAGAGCAGAAGGCATCCGGTATAGCGTCTTCTGACCCCAAATGGAGATACCTTTACCACGTTTGAACCGTATAGGGTTAATGTTTGCATCATAGAGTGCATCTAGTTCACCGTCAGTATAGTTCCGGAGAACGTCTACAACATTCAGCTTACCACGGATCCAACCACCTATTGGCATCCAGATCTCATAGTTTTGAGCAGTCTTAGCTATAGCAGAAGCTACAAAACCATCCGGAGAAACATATACATAGTCGTCAAAGTCTGGTACGTAGAGCTTGATACCAGGACTATATAACGCTGCATATGAAGAATTTATACCACCAATACCAGTACCTGTTGATTGAGAATATGAGATGACATCGTTTAGATAGTTGGCAGAAGATTCTGACTGAGAAGGTACTGATAGAATCGCTACAGCGTCTCTCCTATTTTCAGCCAGATTAGTCAGCGTCACTGCATAATCAGGATCTGCATAACCACCATCCAAGAATAGCGTAACAGGATAATCTAACTTATTAGCAAATTGATTAGCTGCATTGATATAAGCAGATTGACCTGGTACCCCACCATTTGTACCATTATCAAGTGCCGAAGGAGAAGCAGGCCATGGGCCTGTACCAGCAGTAGGAATCAATTGAGAAGCACTACCACCAGTTATAGCTGTGGGATTAACTTTAGCTTGTACATAACCACTGGATCTTAATACAGTCTCGATAAAAATCGATTTACCATTTCCATCTAACTCATCTTGCCAGAGACTGACTAGATGCTCTTCGACTTTGACATTGTCGAAATATACACTGAGCACAAATGCCTGACTATTAGATCCAGCTGGTAGAGGTCGAGTATATTTACTAAATTGTACAGCTACACGGTTATTAGCCCAACCACCAGGAGAATCTGCTGCTAGCAATAATTTACCAGTAGCACCCCAACTAGTAAAAGTCGAAGGATTCGTAGCAGAAGCAGTAGAGAAACTAACTGTATCAATACCAGTGTCAAAAGATACTAATAAACCAGCATAAGAATATTCAGTTCCGATAGCACGAGCGACCCAAAGTTTATTGCTAGCAGTTAGAAACTGCATAGCCGAGAGAAGTGCGTTCGAACCACCCCTCCGGAGCTTACCTGTTGTGGTATAAGTTCTCAATAACTGGTCAATGTTAGTGATCAGTGTAGGAGTCAATGGTCCACGCTCTGCATCTACGACGATAGCTGCATATAGACCTGGAGACTCAGGTACACGTAAAGATTTATCTTGTTCTTTCAAATATACTGCAGGTGCAGCCATGATATATACCTCTAAACTAATAGATCATGTTCAATGATAAAAGTGTATAACCTGAGATATACAGTTTAGGATGAAGAGTTATCAGGATTTTGAGGCTGTCCTGTAGATGGTCGCGATTGATTCCGCTTCAACCTCAAATCAGTTTGTGGTGTCTGATTGCTCTCTTCTTCACGATTCATCGGATGTTCATAAACTTGAAGTCCTGTAGGTATTGGCTCTATGAGAGCTTTTGCTTCTAGATCTATAACAGCATAAGGATGGATCATGATAGTCTCTACAGGAGGCATATCCACTTTGAGAAACACTGGATAAGCTAAATAAGAAGAGATCTTGTAAGATTTATTCATAAAATTCACCTGACGGAAACCCCTGTCTTTAGACAGGGGAGGAGCCGTGTCCTCCAAGAGTTAAAAGCCAGAAACTTGCAATCAGTCGGGGGTGGTTGACCACCTTAGGTAAGTGTATACCTAGTTAATAATAAATTTTCAGGTAAACTGTAGATGTCGAAAGTAATCTCTTTTATTATCTTCTGAGATGTTGTATTTTCAGGTATCTGGAATATAGGGAAATATATCCGAAGAGATATAGATAATTCTGATACGGATCCGAGGCTGGTAGCTTCTACACGGTAATTAGGGTTGGGAGATTCAAGGTCATACCAAAATTTTATAGGATCTAGACCAGTCAAGATAGGAGCAGTAGCTACAAAACTTCGTTGTAAAGGGAAATGACGTAAAGAAATTTTCTGCTCTAGATCTTCTAATAATGGTGCATGATTTGAGACAAATGATATAGCTATATCCAACGTGGCAAGTGGTATAGCTCGAACTTGAAAAGATCTGTCACTATTTGTGGGATCAGGCCAGTAGACTTCTCGGATCCTATTATCGATATAGTCTAGACTCCCTCTAGAGAAATAATAACTTAACCAAACTTGATCCACTTGTTGAGATTTATACCGTGATAATTGATTTATAAGTCCATCTAGTTCTGTGTTATGATTACCTACACGTGAAAGAAATCTAACTTGGGTAGGATATAGATTTGTTAATCGATTTTGTAGATCTGTAAGCAGTGCCAGACTAGTAGCTGAAATATTCATAGAGGTTCTAAAATGAATTCATAATAACTACCAAGACGTGTAGGATCTTGATAAACTGACTGCACTCTCATATGTATTTCTTTATTATAAAGTCGAGCTACTACTTTAGTTCCACGTGGTATATAATCAAGTCCCCAAGCTCTTTTCTCAGTTTCAGTGGTAGGACTATCAGAAGAACTAGTGTTAGCTTGATGATTTCTAGCGTGATCTTTAGACAAGATACCTGAGATTATTAATAGACTCTCATCATAAGGTGTACTTTCATAGTTTGGTTTAGATTGTCCAGAAGAGTATATATTATCTTCCATTATAGGATTATAGAGTCTTACTCTTAATCCCAGAATCGGAAGTAATGCATCCAAGATGACTTGACCTATCTCAGCTAACGTAGTATCTACGATTTCTAATAAAGTAGACATATGTATTATCTCAATTTATAATTATCTAAATTTCTTGGGTACAAATAATCTCCTCCGGAGAAGTGAACGTTTACGTTGCAGAAGTTTTTTAGCTAGATTTCGTTTTAATTTATATTTACGTTTTCTAGCAGCTCGTTTTAATTTCAATTTTATTGTAGCTGTCTTTACTTGACATCTACCAGTTTCCTTATCGAAATATTTATTAGGAGGACATTTAGGAATTAACTTCCTACGTCCTTTCCTAATAACTGGTTTCCACACACCACCACCACTTATTCGAGATCCAGGGATCTTAGTTCCTCTACGAAATGAACCTAAACTCATAAAGTATTATCTCAAATATCTAAAGATCTCACCTATTCCGACGAGTCCTAGTAGTCTTAGGTGGTGTGACTACTTCTTCAGTTGAACTAGTCTTCTCGGTTGGATCAGTAACTTCTGTCACTGGAGGTGTGACTACTTCCGGAACTGGAACATCACTTCGAGTCAACTCTTCAGTTAGTTTGGTCTCCAATGAGGTAGTCTCTAAAATGTCAGAAGCTGGCTTAGTCTTAGATTTAGCTTGACCTTTAGTAATAAGATCTAGATAATCTTGATCAGCTAAATCGATTTTCTTTCGAGCAGCTACTAACTCTTCTTCAGTTTCCCACTCAATATGTACACCTTTATAGATATAAAGATTCTTCATAAATTGTTACCTCATAATTATATGACGCCAATCAACCAATTCTCTTGAATATCACGGTCAATATCAGCTATCCGTTGAAATGCCTGTTCATAGATACTTCTGAATTCCAGATTAAATGGCATCTCGTTAAATCCATCAGCTATAGCAAGTCTCCCACAGACTGCTACATGAGTGTATTCTACAGCTAAATCAATAAAATATCTCCAAGCACCTTGATGTTGATCTACATTAGCTAGTGTCCAAGGTACTTGTCCTACATAGAGTCCGAGTCCAGTGGCTATAAGATAGACCTGACTCGGATCTAAGACAGGATCTCTCAAAATAGTCATACCAGGTAATGGCGATTGTGTATTTATGATTTGCCCACCAGTTCGTTGATTTAATTTAATAAGCGCTTGTTCTACAGCGCGTTCTACGTCAGCATGACTTACCAACTGAGCTGGAAGTTTAACAGAAGCTAAAATTAAATTACGAACAGTAACGAGGTCAGCCATGTATAAAACTATAAACTATAAAGATATTATTACCAATCGCTTTCTTCTCCTTCAGTGTACTGGACTTTAAGATCGCTAAATGTAGAGAGAACTTTGTTCAGATCTTCACTCTGAGTAGAGATAGGAGACAAAAGAATTCTGACCCTCCGGAGATTCTGTAAGTTAAGTCGAAGTGTACGATAGAATGCAGCAGGAGCTTGTTCTACATTTACAGCTACGCTACCATCTTCCATGAATTTTACTTCCATCTCAATCCGACGATTCCGGCTAAAGATATAATATTCTCCTACTGTATTTACAGAAGGTACCAGCAACAAGCTGGTATTGCCAATATAGGAAGTAGCAGCTCCTAACAGAACACCAAGCCACATACTAGCACGGCTGAGGGCATAAGCATCCAGCTTATCATCCATAGCTTCGACTATATTTGCTTCGTCAAACTCTTCCAATCCTTCTGACTCATCTACATTAGCCTTAATAACACGTTCTTTGAGACTTGGCTTATTTTTATGTTTACGTAGAGCTCGCATCAATGCAGATTCTTCTTCTACATCTTGCTTAGGTTTTTGAGATTTCATTTTAGCTTTATATTTCTGTATCATACGTTGAAGTATAGATTCCTGTACTTCTTCAGTATCTTCAAAGTCCTGATCCAACGATTCAATCAAGTTATCAAGGTATTTCCATTTGTCTTTCATAGACTCTCCTGTTGATCTGTATTCCATGATAAAGCTGGTAGGTGAGCGATAAACTCACCCACCAGTCTATCATAGTATCACAAATTAGAAGTTAGTGATCTGGATACGTTCGACAAATTCCGGAAGAACGACTTCAACAGCAGCAGCATGAGCAACTGCCATGTTCTTCAACATGGGGTTCGGAGTAGCAGGGCCTTCAACAGTCATAACTGGCATGAATGGTGCATAGACCACAGGGCTTTCAAACCAGTTAGTACCACGATAACCTACCAGGACTTCGTCCTGACCCAAGATGGGTTGAGGAGCATAGTAGACAGGAGTACCATCCCAATAACCAAGCAGGTATGGACCAGTTACGGTCTTGACCAGTGGCTTGAGACCAAGCGTACCGAGGATGACACGGCCTTGAGCACCTACTACGATGAAAGAACGACCCGCATATCCGCTACGATCACCGATCTTGGTCAGCGACTGTTCGATAGCATCGTTAAAGGTGATACGGTGTTCAGCACGAGAAGTACCAGCAGGAGCACCAGCATCCCAAACCACCGGAGCACCATTGGAGACTGCAGCTTCACGCAACTTGCGAATAGCCAACGAGAGTACAGTCGAGTTGATCTGAGCTACTGCATCAGCTACCAAGTCTTGAGACAACACGCGATCAAAGCGCTGCTTGACCAGCCATTCGGAGACAGCGGAGTACTGAGTGCTAATGGTGAAGAATTGACTATAGACCACTTTCGAATCCAACTTCCATTGGAACCCAGGGATGGAGTTAGACTCTACCAGGTTCTGGTGATAGGTGACTACAATCTGGTGCGTACCCAAGTCTACGCTAGCGTTGGTAATGTCCAAGACCAGAGCTCCCGTGGCATAGTTGATAGTACCACTGACACCAGTACCCAAGATGTTACCCTGACCATCGTCAATCGCTTTAGCAGGCCCAACAGTAATCTGGACATAACGAGGAAGAAGTGGAGTACCAGACAGCGTCAAGTTGTAGTTCTGCTGAGCAGTAACCGTGGGGAAGCTCTGAGTAGTAGCTTCCGAATAGTAATCAGGGTTCTGATAGATCAGACCAGCAGGGTTGGCTACAGTAGTTCCCTGAGTTACACCTGCACGGGTAGTAGTGGCAACCAGACGACGGTAGTAGATAACACCCCACTGCTCATTGAGCGGTTGTACCGAAGCTAGATCAGCAATCGGAAGGGTAGCATACTGCAATGCAACCAGACCCATACGAGCTTGGACGATGTCACCCAAGACACTCCGAGAAGTGGGATCATTTTCCAAGATGGGAAGATAATTTTCCCAATTCTCCATGTACTGTCCGAGAGCTAACTTCTCATGCATGGTGAGATCAGAGAGTTTGAATCGATCCTTACGGAATTTTTCTACCATCTCGAAATATTGGCTATACTTTCTTTCATAATTACGCAATTTAGTATCAAGATTAGTCATGGCTAATACCTCAAACTATAAATAAATGGTTATAACTTTTTAGATAACTCTTCGAAGAGACTCTTTACATAATATGATTCTTGAGTCTCTATATTAGATTTGGTTTTTATATCTGGATCAATAATATCTTCCAGCAGCTCATCTACCAAATCTTGGAGAGAAGTCTTTTTAGCTTCTCCTACTAGATTAAAGTCATTTTCAGCAATATTCTCTCCTTCATTCACTTCATTGGATTCCATTTGCCATCTAATCTGTTTTATGAGACTAGAGAGATCTTTATCCATATCTTTTGTGACTTTCTCAACTTTATCAGCTACATCATGTTTTTCAGTCTGTGTCTTCTCAGAAACGGTTTTAACTTTATGATCATCTTCGTCTTCTTCATCATCATCTTCTTCATTATCATCATCATCGTCGAGATTAACGTCGTCATCTAGATCGCTGTCAAGATCATCATCAGTAACTTCTTCGAAATCATTGTCTATATCATCCAAGACATCATCGATTAGATCTTCTAATTCATCTTCTTCATCATCGTCGAGAGTTTCTATGGAAAATTCATCTTCGTCATCTAGTAATTCAAAATCATTTTCGTCATCATCGTTGTCATCATCATCATGATTTTCGTCTTTACAATTGCATTCACATTCTAGATCCTCTTCTAACTCATCAAAGAAATCGTCTAGTTCTTCTAACAGCTCTGCTATGTCTCCCAAGCTACCATATTCTTCAAAAAATTCTTTGAGATT